TTTCTTTTTCATTTTTTACTCCCGTTTGTTTTAATTAAGTCAGTTGCTTTGATTCCATATATAGCTGCAACGACAGATACCCATAATGAAACAATCCACCATGGCATTTCCTGAAGTTTCATAAAATATAAATCTAACTTAGCTTGTATCTCTTCATCTTCAGCAAATACGGAATAAAATAAAATAGCCAGTGGCGATGTCAATACTAAAAGTACAAATTCGTCCTTCCAGTCGCCTTTTTGATTTTGAGCAATCTGTCCACTGTACTCAATTTCTCCACGCTTCATCTTTTCAGCATGCACGATTCGTGCCTCTGACATAATGATCTCGCTCTTTTTTTTATTTTTATAGATTTCAGCACCCGTCTTTAACGCCGTGCCAATGATACTCCACGGGAACATAAGACTAATACCAGGTAGCTTTTCTTTTTTTCTCAGCTAACATTCTTTTTTGACCTTGAACTTGTTCTTTGTCTCCTGTTGGGATTCTGTTGAACGAAGCTCTTTCCGCTGTAGTCTTAGATCTTACATCTATTTCTACATTTTGATCAGGAATGCTAATTGTTTTTTCTTTTTTATAGTTCATCATGATTTTTTACCTTTTTCTACCCCTTTTATAACACCTTTATTCTTAGATGCATAGAATATCTTTTCACCTTTTTTCTCTCCATACTTTTTTTTCATGGATTTCATAATTTTTTTACCTTTTTTAGTCATCGGCATAATTAATCCTCCATCATTATGTTAGCTTGACTGATTCCTTTGCCTGCAAGGCTCACTCCAGCTCTTAATTTAGCTAATTCTTCGTTTTGATCCATCTTATCTTCAGCTAATTCTCTTGATTGCATCAATTTTGCTCTGTTTAACTCTACTTGAGCCTTGTCATATTCCTTTTTACGTTCATTTTCCATTGCTCTTAGGTCAACTTCACGTGCTTTTAGCTTCAATAGTGGGTCTGAATCAAATTGAGAAGTGATTTTGTTCTCTTCTTTCATAAAATCATCAGTCATTTCAGCTATCAACACCGCTTTTCTTGCTTCTACTTGTTGTGTCATCTGTTGAAGTTGTTGTTGGATCTGTGGATTGTTAACTGCTTGCTGTTGCATCATCTGCATTTCCATTAACTGTTCTCTAAATTCAAGTTGAACTTGTTCTTGGGCCATAATTGAGATGTGTTCTAATATATTTTTCTGTATCGAAGCCATAATTGCAGGATTATTTCTAACCATGTTAGTCGACATAAAGTTTAAATGTGCTGTAATGTGTGCTTGATGATCTTGTCCAGGGAAAGCTTGAAAAGGTTTACCACCTAAAGCATTAATGTGTTCAATACTTGGGTCTACTGGTGAAGGTGGTGGAGGTGGAGGCAATACTGCATCGACATCCTTAACACCAATTGCTTCATACATGTTTCTATAAATTTGATACATGTTATGTAATTGTGGATTAGACGTTGCAATCTGCAACTGTGTCTGTGCTAAAGTAATTCTTTGTGACATTGAAAATATATTCGGATCTGCAACTGGAACAACATCCACTCTATCATCAAAGTCAGTTTGTTTAATATTTCTTTGACCCCCTACAACATCATAAGGATATTCAGGAGGTAAATACTGTGCAACTATTTTAGCTAGTAATTTAAATTCATTCTTCATAGCTGCATAACATCTTTTGTGTATTGCAGACATAACTCTTGAACCTCTTTCAAGTAATGCAACCGTTGTACCAACAGCAGCGCCTTGATTACCATCGCCTACTTGCATATCAGCAATAGCCGCAAATCTTTGTCCTGCACCTACTACAACACCCATTAATTGTAATAGTGTTTGTGAAGGTTCTTTGTAAGGTAATGGGAAGAAAGCATCTCTTAATGAACCGCCAGGTGCATCTACATCTTTAAATTCACCAGGTTGAATTGGAGAAGCTTCATCTCTAACTCTAACTCCTCTTTGTTTAAATCCAGCAGGTAAATTAGATAATGTTCCTGCATCTAATAGTTGTCTTAAAGCTTGTGTTGCAGTTCTACTCAATCCGCCAATCATGTGAATTAAACCAAAACCATAAAAACCTAATCCTGGTAAAAATTTAAAATGAACAAAGTATTGTATTTTATTTTTCTTAATATCATCAGGAGCATAATTTCTTCTAATAGAAAGAACGGTTCTGCTACCTTCTTCTACAGTTACAATGTAAGGAAGTTTAATTCCTGTTTCTTCTCCTTCAGAATTTTTATCTTCAAAACCTTCTAAATCTAAATTAACGTGACACTCTAACAAAGTATATATGTCATCTTGTTTTCCAGATTTTCTTGTACCTTCTAGCTCACGTTCTTTTTTTTCTAACTCATTATTATTATCTGAATTAGGAGCTGTTAATTCTACGTCAGAATAAAAACCGTTGACTTGTTGTTTTCTTAATTCGTTTTCAGAAATCTTCACAGTATGAATTACTGCCTCCGCATCGTCTAATGAGGTAGCCGTGTACGGGACAACTAATTCATCTGCTGGTATAAACTTAGATACTACTCTACCCATGTTAGTATCATAGTAAACTTTTTTAAATGTAGATCCTGAAAGAGGTAAATGAAATAACATAGAATCAAATTCTGATTCATATTCTTTCATCTGATCCATAATCAAATAGTTCATGTAATCTTTTACACGTTGTGACTGTTGTTCAGTTTGTGGAGTTTTAACTCCAATAACTTGAGTTCTTACTGGACCATCTGCTGGTAATAATTCTTTATAAGCTTGTGCTTGAAATTGTGTGACTGCTTCAGCAAGTACAGGATGCGTTGCCCCACTTGCTCCTTGAAAAGGTTCTGTTCGATCATCGTATTTAAATCCTAATAAATCTAAACCTTTAGTATAAGTTTGTTCCCAATCTTTTCTGGACATTTTGTAGTCCATAAAATTTTGAACCATTTCATTTCCAATAGGTTCTAAAACTTCGTCTGGTAAAATATCTGCTAGGTTGTCAAAATGATTTTGTGTTCCAGGTACATTGACAGAACTTGGATCAAAATTAATAGTTGCACCACCATCTTCTTCTGGTGTTACTTCAACAGGTCCTTTTTCTACTTCCTCCTCTTGAACATCAACTTCTTTTAGTTCTTCTTCCGAAGGAACTTCAATTTCAGTACGAGTGTTAGGGAGTCCTTTATCTATGTCTGCCATTCAATTCTCCTATGAGTTAATAACACGGTTTTTAAGGGATAGCAACCCTTCTGATTGTGGACCACTTTCAGGTGGTATTGTTTTAGTTAAACTAGCTAATCCTCCACCTGCAAATTTTTCACTAGCTCCTCTGAAACTAGGTAGTTTCATTAATTGTTCAAACTCAGATGGTTTTACAACATACTGTTGATAAATTTCTGGAAGTAGTTCGCTATCTTCGGGCATAGCTCCCATAGCTCTCAATTCAGCGTCTACTTCTTGTTTTGATTTAATAGATTCAAGATTAGGTTTAAAATTTTGATAAGTAATTGGACTTAAATCTATTTGCAAATTTTGTTTTGCAGTCATAGGTCCAGTTCTTCCTAAACCAACGCTAGCAGGTAGTGCAAATTTATTTGATAAAGGAACAACTTCTGGTGCATCAGGCGCATCAAATAGTTTTGCTTTAGCTTTAAATCCCCCTTCAAATTCATCTAATGCTGTTTGATAATCCATAGCTCCTGTTTCAGGAGTATTATTAATTTTATTTTTTAAATCCTCTTGCATTTTAAAATATTTTTCTGATCCAGGCATTTTAGAAGCTATTAAAGAAGAAGGAAAAGATAAATTTAATTTTTGATATTGATCATAATCTAAAAAACTCTGAGCATATTCTTTTGCAGCTGGAGATAAAGGTACGTTTGATTCTAATAAATTTTTTGCTCTAGCTGCATTTTCATCTAAATTTAAAAGACTCCCTGTAAGAGTTTTTGCAGCTGCAACATTTAAAGGTAAACCTTTTCTTAAAACGTCATCAGCAACCATTGCTGTGTCAAAAGCAACTGCACCATATAATGCAGGTTTACCTATTAAATTTTCCATTTTAAGTAATTCTTTTGGACTTAAACTTTGTTTTAAAAAATTTGCTGAACCTGCAAGTATTCTTTTTATTAAACTTGTTTTTGCATTTTGTTGAGTTCCAATACCTTTTGTAAGTTCTTCACTCATATAGTTTTTAGCTTTTGTTAAACAAACATTTGTAGAACCGATTGATTTTAAACCTATACGACCACCATTTGCAACTGCTTGTGCACAATCAGGATCTATTTGTCCTGCAAGTTTTAATAAATCATTTTCAACTTTACTTCTTTCAAAAGTATAAACAGATTCCGGAGTTGCAGCAGAACCAAATTGTTTACCTTCAAAAATATATTTAATCCCTCCCATTTCAGTAGAAATGTTTTTTATTTGATTTTTAAAAAGATTTTTAGCTTGTTCTATTTTAACTGGATCGTTTCCTGCTCTTTTTAAATTTGCATTGTAAGTCATTTCGGCTTTACCCAAAGCTTGATTAGCTGATTTACCTACGAATTGTACTTTATAAGGATCTCCTTTTACTCCGCCTTCTCCCCAATGATGCACTTGACCAGGAGCGTTAGCTCTAAAGGTTTGTTCAATATATCCTTCTGAAGGATATTTTTTGTATTTTTTATAATACTCTGCTTTGATTGAATCTTCTGCTAATTTTCTACCTTCAAAATTTTTATAAGCTTCTTTTTGAGTAGCATAAGCCGTTGTAGAACGTTGAAAATGTCCTGGTCCAAACGCATTGTCTACTTGATTTTTTAAATTATCAAAAGTAAAAGTTA